CGAAGCGTTGATCGAAGAGCTGACGCGGCTCGGAATCGACTACCTCGACGTCGATCCGTTCGTCTCGAGTCACTCGGTGGACGAGAACAGCAACCAGGCGATCGACGCGGTTTCCAAGGAATGGCTGCGGATCGCCCACGAGGCGAATTGCGCGATCGGTCTTGCCCATCATCTTCGGAAAACGACCGGAGCGGAATTCACGGCCAACGACGCCCGCGGCGCAGGCGCGATGATCAACGCCGCTCGCTCGGTCCTGATCCTCCAGCGGATGAGCAAAGAGACCGCGCAGGAGCTCAGGGTCGAGGAATGCGAGCGCAAGAAGTTCTTCAGTGTCTACGATGACAAGAACAACAAGGCGCCCCCAGCCCTTGCCGCCGAGTGGTATCAGTTCGTTGGGATCGGTCTCGGCAACGGCGATGAGACGGGCCCGGAGGACAATATCGGGGCGCTCAATCGCTGGACGCCCCCGGATGCGTTCGGTGGCGTCAGCAGCCGCCAACTCGCACATATCCAGAAACTCATCGACGAGCAGCCGGACAAGGCGCGCAAGCACCCGAAGTCCCGCTACTGGGTCGGCAAGATCGTCGCCTATGTCCTGGGCGCAAATCTGGACGAAATTGGCGAAGCACGCCGGATCGAGAAGATGATCTCGACGTGGTGCGCCAATGGAGCCCTCAAGACGGTCGAACGCGCGAACGAGAAGCGCGAGATCGTCGAATATGTGGAGGTCGGCAGATGCGTCGTCCTCGACTGATTGCCGGACTTGCCGGACGTGCGCGAAAAACAACTCCGGCACTCCGGCAAAATCTAGGTTTTCTGCCGATTATGATCCGAAGCAGGAGCGGGCCAGATGCCCAAATCCCGGATCGAAATCGGTCTTGCCTCGTGCGCGCGCGCGGACCTGCGCACGGGGTTACCCACCCCCTTTCAGGGGGATGGGATAACCCGACGTGTCCGCTGGAGCGTGCAGGCACGCACGGGGGAGGGGCGATGCGGGAATGGCTTAGCCGTCTACGGTTCAGCGCGGTCTCGTTGTGTTCGATCGCATGGTCTCTGCTCGCATGGCAAAGCGGGCACTTGGTGGCAGCATTCGCGATCCTCATCATCGGCGCGATCGCACAAGTCACGCTCGAAAGCCGGCCCAGATGAGCCGGATCGCGGGCGCAACCCAGAAAATCCGCCGGATCGTGTTCGAAGCGACCGACGACATCGAGCTCGAGGCGATCGGGCCCGACGACGATTTGAAGGAGGACCTCGGCCTCAAGGTCTTGGAGCTCCTCAGCGTTTGTCTCATCGTCAGCGACGTGTTCGGTGTCGACGTGCCCGACGGCATCTTCGAGACGCCGCTCTACCGGACGCCGGCCGCGCTTGCCGAATGGGTGATCGGGCAGGCCGACAGTGCCTCGTACCAAGAGGCGCAGCGCCAAGCGCCGAGGCGGGCATGATGGTCGACGTCGGCGATAAATCGCTCGGCAGCTCATTGGAGCGGGCAAAGGCCGAGCTCGCCGCGCGCAAGCGATCGACCGCGAATGAAGCCAAATCCGCCAAGACGCCCAAGGCGAAGAAGCCCAGGAGCCGGAAGGCCAGCGCGGACCCGATGGTCAATCAGCTCGTCTCGCCGTTCACGCAGCAGCACGGCGATTACCAGCCGCAGGATTTCACTCTCCGAGAGACCGTTCGTGACGGCAAGACGCGGCAGGAGACGATCCGGGTCGTGCGCAACCTGGGCGGAACGCCGATTGAGCGGTGGCATCGCGCCGGCGCATTCGACGAACGCCAGATGGCCGCGATCCTGTTCTACCAGGAAGCGCACCGCAAAGTCTTCGGCGAAGGCCCGCGCATGACGGCGAGCTATTCGCCGGTGATCATCCGAACGACCGGCGATGCGGTTTCGCTCTGGGCCGGCAGCGTCATGGCCGCGCGGGAATCGCTTCAACTCATCGACAACGAAGTGAACTTCAAGCTCCCGCTTGGTGTCTGGCCTGTCTGGGAAAACGTCGTGATCTTCGATGAAGCCGCCGGCGTTGCTGGCGGTCGAGCTGGCTATCGCAACAAGGCCGCGGAGGGCGCCGCCAAAGCAATCGTGACGATCGTCGCCAACCTCATCGCCGACATCGTCATCGACAGCTCGAAGAGCGATTTCGGCGATCTCATCCGTGATCTCGATGCGCCGCGCAGACCGGGCGGAGGGAAACGGGGCCGGGCGGCATGAGCGGATATCTTGGGCGCGCGCGAGACCTTGGGTTTTCGGAAAAAGGGAAGGACTGGCCGCATGAACGAACCGGAATCGAAGCCGAAGGCCAACGGCGCCGCGATCCTCATGCCGCCGGTCACGCTCCGCAACCTCGCGGTGCGGCTGACGCCCAATCCGGCGCTTACTGTCGACGGCACGCTCCAGGTGATCCTCGACGGCATCGACAGGCTCAACGACGAGCTCCTGGCGAGATCGATCGCCCGGGCGAACAAGGGCCAGCAGATCGGCGGCGACCCCGGGCCGCTGACGGACGAGCAGTGGGAAGGCGCCGATCCGGCGGTGAAAGGCCGATTGCTGGAGGCGGCCGAAGCGATGAAGATCGGCCTCAGGCTGATGGCGGAGTAGGGTTGAGGAGATGCGCCGGTGAAGGTCAAGCGATCCGTCCCCGTCAAGCTGGGAACCGGCTTCATCTACGCAGAGGTTGACTGCCTCAGTTTCAGGGACATTACCGCGACCACTGACTTGTGCATGGATGGCTTCGCCAACAGCCGTGCGATGGAACTGGCGAGCAAGTTTCATGACGATCGCACGAAGGGACTGCCATCAGCGGTGTACGTCGTCGCGGCAGAGCACATACCCGTGTGCAAGATCGGGGTCGCCACGAATCCGATCGGTCGCTTGCTGTCGCTCCAGATCGGCAACTGGCACGAGCTGTCAGTCGAATCGCTGCTGTGGTTTGACAACGGCGCAGTCGAGATCGAGCAGACGGCGCTTCGAGCGGCCAAGGAAATGGGGATCTACCTTCGCGGCGAGTGGGTCGAAGCGACTGCCCGCGAGGCTGCCGAGCTCGTCGTCAAAGCTGCTCGCCACATCGGCAAGCCAGCCTATGACAGCGAGACCTGGATCGAGAATTGGTCGGCTCGCGTGAACGCCTTGGCGGAGGCCAAAGGGCGATCCGAAGCGATCGGAAAGCTCCCGCCGCGAGGTAGAAAATCAGCCGCTTGACAATGAGTACCCCCGCGGAAAATAAAGCGTTCAAGTTTTAGAATTGCGTCTTCGCCCCAACAGAGCGGCGGAAATCGCTATAATCGCAGAGACAAACATGGTCGCAAGCGCGGCCCTTTTTCGTTTCAAATCAGGGGATTGTCGCGATGGATCGTCCGGGGTTCAGCGTGAATCGGGATCGCCTGGCGCCAAGGCTCGCTCAACTCGCGCGTCTGCTCGACAATCCGACACCGGCCAACGTGTCGCTCGTCCAGGGCGAGCTCGAACGGCTCGGCCGGGGATAACGAGGCAGAATGTGGCGCTCCACCATCGGCGCGATCCGGCGCTGCTGGAGCGCGACCTGGTCCGCATTCGCGAGGGACGGCTCAGGCACCTGTTTCCGAGGCTCGAGCGAACACCGGACCTGAACCGCGGCGAGATGCGCCTGGCGGCGGAAGTCGCGCTTGCCGAAATGGCCGCAGATGCGGTGCCGGCGGCCGCGCTGCAGCGCGCCGTCGAGACGTTGACCGTTCTCGCGAAAGGCTAGGGCAGTTTCCCGGCGTTAAAGCTAAGCGGAGGCTGGTAGCGATGAAACGCGAGCCGAAGAAGTCTTCCGATCGGCGCGGCTGTCCCCCCGGCAAGGGCGTCGTCAAGGGCGGTCCTGGTGCAAAGCCGAGCGGCCCGAAGGGCAAGGGCCGCATCGGCAACCCGCCGTTCGTCGCGACCGATGAACAGCGCATCACCGTCAAGGCAATGATCGCCGGCGGCGCGCAGCAATGGGTGATCGCGAAATATCTCGGCATCAGCGAGGACACGCTCTCACGCCATTTCAAGGTCGAGCTCGACCACGGCAAGATGCTGGTCGACGGCGAGATCGGCGGCTCGATCGTCCAGGAAGCCCTCAAGGGCGATGCCGACATGCGCAAATTCTACATGCGCACCCGCGGCGGCTGGAGCGAGAAACATCGCCTTGCGCTCGGCGGCGATCCTGACGCGCCGCCGATCAAGAACGAGGTCTCGCCGGACTGGGATCTGAGCGGGCTCAGCCGGGAGGAGCTCAAGGAGATGAAGCGCCTGGCCCAGAAAGCCCGCGCCGGTGACGGTCCAGTTTCCGCCTGAGGAGCTGATCGACTACGCGCTGGCCGAAAAGAGCCTCGAGGATTTCATCGAGCTCGGCTGGCGCTATATCGATCCGGCCGACTTCATCCCGAACTGGCACGTCGGCGCGATCGCCGAACATCTCGAAGCCGTCGCCAACGGGGAATGCCGCCGGCTGATCATCATGATGCCGCCCCGGCACATGAAGTCGCTGTCGGTGAGCGTGGCGTTCCCGCCATGGGTCTGGGCCCAGAAGAAGCGCTCGCCATTGACCGGCCCGGGGGTCGGATTCCTGTCGACCAGCTATGCCCAGACGCTGTCGGTTCGCGACAACCTCAAGTCCCGGCGCCTCATAGAAAGCAAATGGTACCAGCGCGGCTGGGGCGAGCGGTTCCAGCTGACCAGCGACCAGAACACCAAGATCCGCTTCGACAATGACCGCGGCGGCTATCGCATCGCCTCCTCGGTCGACGGCACCGCGACCGGCGACGGCGGAGACATCGTCATCATCGACGACGCGGTGAGCGCCAAGAACGCCTTGTCGCCGACGGTGCGCGCCGCGGCCAACGAATGGTTCGACGGCACCATGTCGACCCGGCTCAACGACCCCAAGACCGGTGCGTACATCATCGTCATGCAGCGGCTGCACGAAGGCGATCTCGTCGGCCACGTGCTCGAGCAGATGAAGCAGGATGGCGGTGAACCCTGGACCGTCCTGTGCCTTCCCGCGCGCTACGATCCCGATCACCCGTTCGTCTACCGCAAGGATCCGCGCACCAAGCCCGGACAGCTGCTCTGGCCACAGCGCATGGGCGAGAAACAGGTCAGGGCGCTCGAGGTCTCGCTCGGGCAATACGGCACGTCTGGCCAGCTGCAGCAACGCCCGGCACCGAAGTCCGGCGGCATGTTCGAGCGCGCCAGCTTCGAGATCGTCAAGGCGCCGCGGCCGCTGGTCGAGATCGTCTCGGCCTGGGATTTCGCGGCGAGCGTGCCCAAGCCGGGTACCGACCCCGACTGGACCGTTCGGGTCAAGATGGGAAAGGACGGCGAGGGGTTCTTCTACGTCCTCGACGTGATCCGCTTCCAGGGCTCTCCGTCGACGGTGGAAACCCGGCTCGTCAACACCGCCAGCCAGGACGGTCGGCGCGTCCGGATCAGGATCCCGGAAGACCCGGGGCAGGCCGGCAAGAGCCAGGCCAAGTCGTTCATCCGCAAGCTCGCCGGCTATGCCGTGCGCGCGGTCCGGCCGACCGGCACCAAGGAAGCGCGGGCCACGCCGCTCGCGGCCCAGGTCGAGGCCGGCAATGTCAAGCTGGTCGAGGGCGCATGGAACGAGGAGTTCCTGCAGGAGATCGAACTCTTCCCGTTCGCCAAGCACGACGACCAGGTCGACGCGGCGGCTGATGCCTTCAACGAGCTGTTCGACGCCAACGGATCGAGCGGCTTCGCCTCCATGGTCGCCGAAGACCTCGCGAAGGCGGCAGCCGAGAAAGCCGCCGAGGCGGAAAAGACCGCCGCGGCCGGCGCCGAGCAGTCGAGTTGTCCATATCCCAAGGGCAGCCTCGAATATCTTCGCTGGCACGGGCTCGTGAACTGAACCGGGAGGCGGCCTGATGCCCGACTACACGCCGCCGGTGAACGTCTCTGGAGCTCGTCCGGGCGATGCCGCGCTGCGCGCCGGCGGCACGGTCACCAGCCTCACCGCCCAGGCGAAGCGCATGCAGGGCAATAACGGCGGTCCGTTCGGATGGAGCTTCTACGGCCCGGGCAATCCGCTGCCACCGATCGTCACCGGCCAGCCCGTCCGGCAATGGGACTACAACCCGGGCGTCAACACGACGATCACGCCCCGGCACATGGAGCCGTTCAACTTCCGGCACCTGCGCGCATTTTCGAATGTCGAGCTGGTCCGGATGGCGATCGAGACCCGCAAGGACCAGCTCGAACGGCTCGACTGGATGGTCAAGCCGAAGGACAACAAGAAGGCCCGGTCGAAGGAGCGGGACCCGCGCTGCATCGAGGTCGAGCAGTTCCTGACCAAGCCCGACGGCGACACCGATTTCGCGACCTTCTTCCGGGCGATCGACGAGGATCTTCTGAGCCTTGATGCGCCGTGCATGGAGACGGTGCGTCGGCGCAACGGCAAGCTGTTCGCGCTCGAACTCGTCGACGGCGCGACCATCAACCTATTGGTCGACGAGATGGGCCGCGTTCCTCGCCAGCCTGGCGTCGCCGCCTTCCAGCAGGTGATCCGCGGCGTCGTCTGGGCCGATCTCACGCGCAAGGACCTGCTCTACGTTCCGAGGAACAGGCGAACCGGCCACATCTATGGCTTCGGGCCGGTCGAGCAGATCGTCGTCACGATCAACACGATCATTCGCCGGCAAGGTTCGCAGCTCGCCTATTTCACCGAAGGGAACGTTCCCGCCGGCCTGCTGACGGCCCCAGACAATTACACCAACGAGCAGCTGCGCGAGCTGCAGGAGTGGTTCGACCAGAAGATCAGCGGCAACCTCGGCGAACAGCGCAAGCTCGTCTGGGTGCCGAAGGATTCGAAGTACCAGGCGTTCAAAGATTCGCCGATGAAGGACGATTTCGACGAGTGGCTCGCCCGCATCGTCACCTTCGCCTTCAACCTGCCGCCGACGGCCTTCGTCCGCCAAATGAACAAGGGCACGGCGAACGAGGACCAGGACCGCGCGCTCGAGGAGGGTCTCGAGCCCCTGAAGATGTGGCGCAAGCGCCTGCTCGACAACCTGATCGCAACCGAGTTCGGCTATTCCGATCTCGAGTTCGTGTTCCGCGAAGACATCGACATCGATCCCGGAAAGCAGTCCGAGATCGACGATCGCCGGTTGAAGAACGGTTCGGCGACGTGGGACGAGGTTCGCGATCGCGCCGGTGACGATCCCTACCCGGACAATCTTGGCTCCGAGCCGGTCGTGTTCACCACGACGGGCCCCGTGCCGCTGAAGATGGTCGAGGAGATCGCGCAGCGCAAAACGCTGCCGCCGCAGCCGCTTCCCGGCCAGACCGACGAGACGGCGTACGAAGAGGATGCGGGAGGCAATGCGCCACCGGCAGCGGGCAAGCCTGCCAAGCCTGGTGCGCCGCAGCCGAAGCCGGGCAACAATGCTCCGGCGCAAAAGCTCGCGAAGGCCGATCTGCCGGACGAAGCGCTGGCGCTCAGCATCGACCGGCCGAAGGCGCTGCGCGCGGCTGCCGCGCTCAAGCGCTCGATCATGGACGTGTTCGACAAGGCGCGGCACGACATCGCCGCCCAGGTCGAGCGTAGCCCGAAGCTCGACAAGGCGGAACGCGATCCCAACATCGAAGCCGGGGCGATCGCCGAATCGATCGATCTTCGTTCGATCCTCGATCTGCATAAGCCGCTCGAGGCCGAGATCCGGCTGATCGCCACCGACTCGGCCAAGATCGCGCTGACCGTCGCCGGCGTTGCTAACCCGCTCGATCTCGTCGACCAGGTCAACCAGGCGGCGGTCGAATATGCGAGCGAGCACGCGGCCGAGCTCGTCAGTGAAAGCGGCGCGGCCGACACCAGCCTCGTGGAAAGCACGCGCCAGATGATCCGCAGCGTCATCGCATCCGGGCTCGAGGAGAATATCGGGCGCGACGCGATCGCGACCAACATCCAGAATTCGACCGCGTTCAGCGACTATCGCGCCGACATGATCGCCAACACCGAGATCGCGCGGGCGAATGCGGCAGGAAAGAGCGCGGCCTACGATGCCGTCGCGGCCGACGGCAACACGATGGTTAAGGAATGGTTCGTCTCTGGCGACGAGGGCGTATGCCCCGAGTGCGAGGCGAACGATGCCCAGGGCGAGATCCCGTACGACGAGGAATTCGACAGCGGTGACGACATGGAGCCGGCTCATCCCAACTGCCGGTGCGTCGTCGTGGCGAGGGTCGTGGACGAATTCGATGAGGGAGATGGAGAATGACGATGGTCGTGATGCCTCCGGGCGATGGCAAGCACCCGACGATCACCGTCAACGGGCGCACCTATACCTGCGCGCTGGGCTCACAGATCAGTGTTCCCGACCACGACGGCGCGGTGATGCTGCACAACGGCTGGATCGCGGCCTGCAATGGCGGGAGTGGCACGACCGCGCAGCGGCCCGGCAATCCGCAGAAGGGCCAGCAGTTCCACGACACGACGCTCGGCTACGTCATCGTCTACGACAACGGCGCCTGGCGTAATCCGAACAGCGGCGCCGCGGTCTAAGCCGCAATCCGCGTTAGCTGCCACGGCACACCAGGAGATCAGCCGATGCCCTTCGACGGTTCTCTGGGACTGAAGCGCGTCTTCGGCACGATCCTCAAGGTCGAGGATCAGGAAGACGGCACGATCAAGGTCTACGGGGTCGCCTCCAGCGAGACCCGCGACGGCGCCGGCGAGATCGTCCGCGCAGAGGCGATGCAGAATGCGCTGCCGGACTACAGCCGGTTCCCGGCGCTCCGCGAGATGCACCAGCCGATGGCGGCGGGAAAGGTCCTCGAGGCCGAGGTCGATGCCGACGGCGTGACCAGCATCGTTGCGCACGTCGTCGACCCGGTCGCGATCGTGAAGGTCAGGACCGGCGTCTACGCCGGATTTTCGATCGGCGGCAAAGTCCTGAAACGCGATCCCAACGACCGCACCATCATCACGGCGCTCCGGTTGATCGAGATCAGCCTGGTCGACAGCCCGTGCAACCCTGACGCTGTTCTCACCATGTGGAAGGCCGAGCTCATGAAAATCGACAATCCGACGGGCGCCGAAGTGGTCGAGCGCGCCAAGGCGCTCGCCAAGGCCGAAGGATCGCAGAGGTATCGCGACTTCCTCTTCAGGGCCCGCGAGGAGCTCGTCGCCGAGCGCACGATGGAAGCCGTCGAGAAGGGCGAGATCGAGCTCGAGGCGCCGGCGTCGGCTGAGAGCAGCACCGGTGGGCTGGCGACCGGCGGCGATGAGCCGGCTGCCGACGAAAGGAAGGAAGCCGCGGCCGCCACGGGCGAAAATGCTGGCAGCTCCGCTCCTGCAAAAATCGGCAGCGATGACGGAGCTGAGCCAAAGGAAGCCGCCGCTGAGGCCGGTGACCCGGACGAGGACGATCACGCCGGCGACGGCGCGGACGAGGCCGCCGCAACCGAAGGTGAGGACAAGGATGCTGCCAACGCGCCGGATCCGGCAGACACCCTCGCCGCGGTGCTCGACCAGGGCCTCGAAAAGGCCGGCAAGAAGCCCAAGGGCGACTACGGCGACGTCGAATATGCCGATCCCGGCTACCAGGACGACAAGAAGCCGCGCTACCCGCTCGACAGCGAGGAGCACATCCGCGCCGCGTGGAACTACATCCATCAGAAGAAGAACGCGGACAAATACACCGCCGACCAGGTCAAGAAGATCAAGGCCAAGATCGTCGCCGCGTGGAAGGCGAAGATCGACAAGGACGGGCCGCCCGAAGCCGAGAAGCTGCTCTTCTGCGATCTCGCCAAGACCGCGGCCGCGCTTGCTTCGATCAAAGGCTATGATGCGACCAAGGCCGGGGGAATCGATTTCATCAAGGACCAGCGCCTCGAGAAAAGCCTCTACAACGTCAGCTCGTTCGCCTGCCTTCTGCAGTCGTTCGCCTACCTCCAGGAGACGATCGAATGCGAGGAGCAGTGTGAGGGCGATACGACGTCCAAGGTCCCGGCCGGTCTCGCCGAGGCGATTGCCAACCTTGGCGACCTGCTCGTGTCCTACGCCCAGGAAGAGGTCGCAGAGCTCGTCCAGAGCCTCAAGAGCGATGACGACGACGGTCCCCAGATCGAGATCATCTACGGCGGCGATGATTGCACCATGGGCGCCGAGATCGTCGACCTGGTGAAAGGCGACGTCGAGCTGATGGAGAAGGCCGGCGCGCGCCATTCGAAGGCGGACCAGGAGCGCCTCCAGGCCGCGCACGACAATCTCGCGAAGATGGGCGCGATCTGCGACGCCAATAACTGCGGCGGCGTGGAAGCGGCCGCGCCGGCCGAGGAGATCACGTCGCTGAAGGCCGACAACGAGAAGTTGCGCAAGGCCCTCGACGATGCCGCTCCGGCAGTGGAAGCGATCGTCACCGGCTTTACCGAAACCATCGACACGCTGAAGGGCGAGGTCGCCGAATTGAGGAAGCGCTTCGAGGACGAACCGCTTGCGCCCAAGACCGCGGGCCCTGCCGCCACGCGGGCCGTCGAGAAGGGCGAGGATTCCGCCGGCCGCGTCGGTTCGGAACACGGATCCGCCGATGTGTCTCTTACCGACGAGCAGCTCGACAAGCTGCTCGAGGGCATGAGCGAGCACGAGCGCAACCTCATGATCATGAAGGCCGCGCTTCGCCGGCCGACGCTGCTCGCCACCAGGAGCGTCGGGCCCGCGCCGGTCGCCTCGTAGCCTAGCGAAACCTCTTTCAAGGATCAGCCCGGGCGGCACGCGCAGCCGCTCGCAGCCGGGGGGAATCCCTCAACCGACGAGCTCGACGAGCCGGCGGCCAGACTTGTTTTGCGCCTTCCCGAAGGGGGAGTTCTCACATGAAACTGATGTCCAGCGAGGAGATCCGCAAGGCGCTCCTCACCAGCCTCTCGGCGCCGTCCGAAGACATCGCCCGCGAGATCATGATCTCCGCCGGCGGCCGTCCGGACCTCGTCGAAAAGGCGATCACCACCGGTACCGGCCTCGTCGCCTACGACCTGCAGGCGCCGGCCAAGAATCTCTATCCGGTCAACACGCCGATCATCAAGTCGCTGCCGCGTGTCGATGGCCGCGGCGGCACGGCGACCAACTGGAAGAGCGTGAACGCCATCACCGGCTCCGGCTTCGACAACACCCCCTGGGTGCCCGAAGGCCAGCGCGCCGGCCAGATGAGCTACACGACCTCGGCCAACTCCGCCGCCTACGCGACGATCGGCGAAGAGGACCAGGTCAGCTTCGAGGGCATCACCGCGGCCGAGGGCTTCGAGGATGTCCGCGCGACGATGTCGATGCGTCTCCTTCAGAAGATGATGCTGAAGGAAGAGGCGGCCGTGATGTTCGGCAACGTCAACCTGCAGCTCGGTACCCCTGCGACACCGACCCTGTCGGCCGGCGGTTCGGGCGCCACGCTCCCGGCGGCGACCTACAGCGTCATCGTCGTCGCGCTGACCATGGAGGGGCTGCGCAACAGCTCGCTCGCGGGCGGCGTCGCGACCAGCAAGACGGTCACCGGTGCCGACGGCAAGACCTTTAACATCAACGGCGGCTCCTCGCAGAAGAGCGCCAACGCGACCCAGGCGATCACGCTCGGCCAGACGCTGAGCTGTTCGGTCACGGCAATCCAGGGCGCCCTCGGCTATGCCTGGTACGTTGGCACGGCCGGCTCGGAAAAGCTCGAGAAGATCACCACGATCAACTCGGCCGTCTTCTCCGCGCCGCTGCTCGGCACCGGCCAGGCGGCGACCGCCGTCACGGCCGACTGCTCGACCAATGCCAATGCCTATAACGGCCTCATCACGACCGCGCTCAAGTCCGGCTCGGGTGCCTATGTGAACGGCCTCGCGACGGGGACCGCCGGCACCGGCACCGTTCTCACCGCGTCGGGCAAGGGCTCGGTCAACGAGATCGACACGATGATGCAGTCCATGTGGGACAATTATCAGGCGACGGTCTCGGTGATCTACGTCAACAGCCAGCAGCTCCGCGATATCACCACCAAGGTGCTGTCGAGCGGCTCGGCTCCTCTCCTCCAGTATCGTTCCGATGCGACCGAGGCGGCGGCCGAATATCACCTCGCGGCCGGCGGCACGATCGACTTCTATTACAACCCCTTCCTGGGCAAGAAGATTCCAATCCGCGTTCACCCGAACCTCGGATCGGGAACGATCTTCGGCTGGGCCGAGGACCTGCCGGTCCAGTACCAGTCGAACGAGGTGCCGAACGTCGCGGAGGTCAAGACCCGCCGTGACTATTACCAGATCGACTGGCCGATCACGACCCGCGCCCAGATGGCCGGCGTCTACGCCGAGGAAGTGCTTGCCGTGTACGCGCCGTTCGCGATGGGTTGCATCTACAACATCGCGGCTGGCTAAGTCCGGAAAAGTCCCTCCCGGGCGTCAGATACACCGTTGCCGGCGGCGGAGTGCACGCGCTGCCGCCGGCTTCGTGACGCCCGACCTTGGCGAGCCGCCTTCCAAGGGCCGAATCCCCTTTCACCCCTGATGGCGGCTCGCCACTTTTGACCAAAAGGAGAAGTCACGTTGCCCAAGAACGATCCCAATCCAGAATCGGACGCCGAGCAGGCGCTCGATCCCGAAGTGCAGCCGGACGCCCATGAGGACGGCGAGGATGTCGCCGCGCTGAAGGCCGAACTCGATGAGCTCCGCGCCCAGCTCGCCGCGAAGGAGGCGGAAGCCGCCGAGGCACCGATCGTCCCGCGCGGCGTGGTGCTGCTCGACCATCCGGACGAGAAGGCGAGCGCCAGCTTCGGCGGCGTCGAGATCGTCCGCGGCGAGGATGGCTATTTCCTGGTGCCGCATGCTGCGGCCGAGGAGCTCGCTGCTCACGGCTTTACGGTGGTCGGCGGTGCCGCCCAGCCCCAGCCCGACCCGGAACCGGCGGCGGAGTAACTCACGATGGCGGCTGGGGACCTGACGGACCTCGCGACGGTCAAGATCGCCGCGTCGATCGACGACGGAAGCACCGGGTCCGACACGGTCCTCAGCACGCTCATCACCGACATGTCCGCGTACGTGATCCAGGTCCTCAACCGCAACGTGCTCCAGGACACCTATACCGAGATCTACAGGGGTAACGGGAAGGAGCGGATGCTGCTGCGCCAGCGCCCGGTGACCCTGGTGAGCTCGGTGGCATGGCAGGGCCAGACAATCACGGCTGTCGGGGACCCGGTCGCCGGCGTCTCCGGCGTCTGGACCGACGGCATCAACGCCAGGCTGGTCGGCTATTGCTTCCCGCGCGACGCGGTGATCCAGATCGTCTATCAGGCCGGCTATGTCACCGTTCCAGGCGACATCAGCTATGCGGTCGCCGAGCTCGTCGCCGAAGCGTTCCAGCGAAGGAAGCACGTCGGCGAGACGACGCGGTCAGCGAACGGCGTCGTTACCACTGGGTTCGACATGCGCACGATGCATGCCGCCATCGCCGACAAGCTCCAGAATTACCTGGCCGTCGCCCCTTGCTGAGGGCCACCGTCGAGCTTTCCGGCGCCACCGACGCGCTCGGCAAGATGCCAGATGCGGTAGTCGACGCGGTCGCGAAGAAGGTCCGCGCCCTCACGACCAACCTCCAGCACCACATCGTTGCCGATAAGCTCCAGGGCCAGGTGCTGCAGCACCGAAGCGGAGCGCTGTCGCGCTCGATCGCGCAGGAGGTGCAGGTTGACGGCGCTGTCGCCACGGGCCGCGTCTTTTCGTCGGGCGACGTCAAATATGCCGCGATCCATGAGTTCGGCGGCCAGACCGCGCCGCACGACATCCTGCCGACCAAGGCCCAGGCGCTCGCGTTCATGATCGGGGGCGAGCAGGTGTTCGCCAAGATCGTCCATCACCCGGGGTCCAAGATCCCCGAAAGGTCGTTCATGAGGTCCGGCCTCTACGACATGGCCGACGAGATCGTTCAGGGTATTCGCCAGGCTGCCGTGGAGGGCACCAGGACGGCGTTGCCATGAGCCGCAACGACGCGTTCGACGCGCTGCTCGCGATCGGCCAGTCGATCCAGCCGGAGACGGGCAAGTCGTGGGGCGAGACCGGGCGCCAGATGAAGACCCCGGAGCAGGCGCTGTGCCCGGCGCTGTTCCAGGTCGAGGGAGACTGCGACACCAAGTCGAAGCTCGGCCAGCTGATCCAGCGGCGCGAGCAGGTCACCTGGGTGATCATGCTCGACTACGGCAAGGACCAGTCGGTCGTTCCCGCAACCAGGACCCAGGACCTGAAGGACGCGATCGACGCCAAGTTCGGCGACAGCGGGATCGGCTTCCAGACGCTCTCGGGCGAGGTTTACGCAGCCTACATCGAAGGCGCGATGCGTCGCTTCCCCGGCGATCTCGACGGCATCGAGCTCATCACCGTGCCGATCGTTCTCCTGATGCCGTGATGGGAGGGCCTGTGCATGGCCGAGTTTCCCGCTTTCACGCCGAGTCCAGCCCGGGTGCACGACCGGGCGCGGGAACGCACCGGCCACCAGCCTGCGTGGCTTCGACGCGCCTATGAAGGCGGACCGTACTCAGTCAGTCATTTCCGGACCTGCTCGTGGTGCCGGTGCATCCACCCGCAGGACCTGATCGAGCTGCTCGCGGACGGCAATTCGAGCATCCACCCGGGCAACAATCCCGGCAAGTTCCTGCTGGTGACGCCCAATCCGATCGCCGGCGACCTCATTCACCGCGGATCCGTGTCCGGGCGCGTCTTCGCGCGTGACCGCGAACCCGCCGACCTCGTGAGCGCGCTGTTCCTCGCGCGCAACCCGGCGCTGAACTTCGAGCCGACGATCGGCGAACGGCTGGCCGGTCATTTCGAGCGGCCGGCGCTCGAGGCCGCCCCCGAGCTCATCGTCTGGCCCTTCTACACCGAACACACGACCGATCGGCAGTGGGCCGAGATTGCGGCCGCTGCACACCAAGGAGACGATCATGCCGGAAGAGTCCAAGAAAGTGGTCCGCTACAAAGCGCCTAGGCACGTTACCGCCGTCCACACCGGCGCCGGAAGCCATTACGTTGCCGACAAGGACGACGTGATCGAGGTTCCGCAAGACGCGCCATCGGGCGATCATGTCGCGCTCTGCGCGGCGGGCTGGACGCCGATCGCCGACGAGAAGCCGGCTCCCGACGAGGCCAAGGCGGCCGCTCCCGCGGCATCGGCACCGGTCAAGTCCGCCTAGCCCACCAAGCTTACGCCAATTTTCCAATACCGGCGTCGCTCGCCGGCCTTCACCAAAGGAGTGAACGAATATGCCTTCCTATGGATTTGGTGCTGGCGTCCTCTGGGCGACGCCGCTCACCGACGCGACCGGAACCGCGATCGCCAACCCCTCGCCAGTGCTGTTCGGCACGCTGCAGGAGGTGTCCGTCGACATCAGCGGCGACGTCAAGGAGCTCTACGGCCAGAACCAGTACGCCGATGCTGTCGCGCGCGGGAAGGCCAAGATCCAGTGCAAGGCCAAGGCCGCGCGCTTCAACGGCCTGCTGCTGAACGAAGTGTTCTTCGGCCAGACCGTGAACACCGGCCTCATCGCCGATTATTATGACACGATCGGCAGCCAGATCCCGGCGACGTCGCCCTATTATATCAACCCGACGCCGCCCAATTCGGGAACCTGGTCCGCGCCTCTGGCCGTGCGCAACTCGAGCGGCAACCCGATGACGCGCGTCGCGTCCGCGCCGGCGACCGGCCAGTATTCCGTGGCAGGGCCGGTCCCGGCTTCGCAGTCGGCGACGGCGTCCTTTGCCACCAACGTCATGACCGTGGTGTCCGTCGGCTCCGGCGGCGCGCAGTTCGCGGTCGGCCAGATCATCACCGCCGCTGGCGTTGCGCCGGGAACATACATCACCTCGCTTGGCACGGGCACGGGCGGCACTGGCACGTACAACCTCTCCACCACGCCCGGCACGATCGCCACGGAGGCCGTCTCGGCGAGCGAGGTCTACACGTTCGCGGCCGCCGACGCCGGCCTGACGGTCTTCATCGACTATCAGTACACGGCGACCTCGACCACGGCGAAGAACTCGATCGTGTCCAACCTGCCGATGGGCCAGACGCCGAGCTTCCAGTGCGACCTCAGCTCCGGTTTCAACGGCAAGTACAATGCGCTGACGCTGTTCAGCTGCATCGCGACCAAGCTCTCGCTCGCGACCAAGCTCGACGACTTCCTCATCCCGGAATTCGACTTCAACGCGTTCGCCAATGCGAACAACCAGGTGCTGAAGTGGGCGACGGCCGAGTAATGGCTGGCATCGTCAACATCGAGATCGAGGGGCAATCCTACGGGGTTGCCCCTTACAAGATCGCCGAACTCCGCAAGGTCGCGCCGCACGTCGACCGCATGAACGTGCTGGGGCGCGAGGCCAAGCAGCGGAGGGAAGACCAGCAGAAGCTCAAGGAGGAGGGGAAGGATCGCGAGGCCGAGGCGCTCAATCCGACCTTCGCGAGCGCGATGGAGATGCTCCACGAGACCATCGCCATCCTCGCCGTCGGCCTCGAGAAGATCGAGCCGAACTTCACCGCCGACTATCTCGAGACGATCTGGGATCCGACCTACCTCGGCTCGCTCCAGGAGGCGGCCTTCGCCGTGCTCAAGGGGTCCGGGCTCACAAGGGGGGAAGCGACGGCCCTCTCCTCGCCCGCGAAGCCGGAGGAGGGGGCGGAACAAGCCTCGTTGAGCAGCTCGGAAGAATCGTCTGCGAGCTGATCGATTACGGCGTAGAGGGCTCGTCCAGGCGCCGGATCGAGGAGGACTGGAGCCTTCACGATTATTACGAGCAGCTCGCCTATTGGCGCGCCAGCGGGCCTCCGGTGAAGGTGCTGCTGCTGTCAATTGCGAGCTGGATCGGCCTCGACTTCGCGGCGAAGGATCCCGAGCCCTTCTACGGCGAGATCGCGCCTGGGCCCGGTCCCTCGATCCTCGAGCTCGCGGCGGCGATCAAGCCACCGCGCGACAGCGGCGACACGCTCGCCGCGTCGCTCCAGGTGATCCGGCTGCTCGCCGCGCCTGAGGGATCGTCCTAGCGGCGAGTCCCGTTCCTGCCCCCGGCCGCCGGTCCTCGGCTCGGCCGACTTCTTCCCCAAACCATCCGAGCGAGGCGTCGCCATGGACGACAACGTTACCGTCCGCATTGTCGGGGATGCCTCGGCCGTGCAGCCGGCGGTCGAACAGACCGAGAGCTCGCTTGGCGGAATCCAGGGGATCATCGCCAACATCAGCGGCTGGGTCGACGGCCTGATCGCCAAGTTCGGCGAGCTCGGAAGCGCCGGCGCGGCCAGCGGCACCGCCATGGCCGCTGGCATGGAAAAGGCCGAAGTCGCCGCCAGCCATGCGGGCGCATCGATCGGCACGATGTCCGAGCGCCTGCATATGGGCGGACTTACCGTCGGGCTGTTCGAAAAGGCGTTCGCGCCGCTCGCCGAAGCGGTTGCCGCGGCGTTCGCGATCGACAAGGTCGCCGAGTTCATCGATCACATGGCCGAGGGCGCGGAGAAGATCCAGCACCTCTCCCAAGAGTTCGGCATGACGGCCGCACAGATCCAGCAGCTCCAGGGCGTCGCGACCGCGACCGGCGTGCCGATCGACGCGCTGACGCGGGGCATGGCGTTCCTCGATCGCAACATGGCGAACGCCGCCATGGGGGCGAAGAACACCAAGCAGGCGATGGATGCCGTCGGCATCTCGATGAACGACGGCCGCGACCAGATGGCCAAGCTCGAGACCGTCGCCGACAAGTTCGCCAACATGGCGGACGGCCCGAAGAAGGTCGCTCTGGCGATGCAGCTCTTCGGGCGCTCGGGCAAGGAACTGATCCCGATCCTCAACCTCGGCGCCCAGGGGATCGAAGAGCTCAACCAGAAGATGGACGACTACGGCGTCCGCAACGAGGAAGCCGCGGCAAAGGGCGCCATCCTCGCCGAGAACGTCAACGAGACCAAGCTCGGCTTCATGGGCATCGACAATGTGCTCATGGACGCGCTGGCACCGGCATTCACCGAGCTCGTCGCCGGCATCAACAGCGTGATCCAGGCGTTCGTCCAGAGCTACGACACCGGCGGCATCGTCTACGTCGTCTTCCAGACGATCGCCGACGTCATCCAGGGTCTGGTCGAGATCGTCGAGGAGCTGGGCTCGATCTTCTCGGCGATCTGGGGCGTGATCTCCGACGTCGTCAGCGACATCGGCCACGACATCGCCGACGTGTTCGGTATCTCCATCCCCGGCAACGTCAATACCAGCAAGCTCGTCATGAACGAGTTCAAGGACCTGCTGGAGATCGTCGGCGCCGCGGTGAAGACGTTCGTCGATTCCGCCGGTCTCGGCTTCCGCGTGCTGGCCCAGGTCATCATGACCTTCGGCAAGATCGCCTACGACGCTCTGACCTTGAACTGGGGTTCGATCGAGGGCGACTGGAACAAGGGCATGAACCGCCTCGTCGCAATCGTCGACGAGGGCACGAAGAAGGTCGTGGCCGACGCCCAGCAGATGGCGGCTGCGCTTCAGGCGGCTGCGAACGGCGAAGCGGTTGGCGGGACGCCCAAGGGCGTCAAGTTCGGCAAGGGCGGCGGCGACTTCGATTACAATCCGACCGCGCCCGGCAAGAAGGGCAAGAAAGGCGGCGCGAAGGACGACCTCGTCCAGAAGCTCGAGGAGGAGCTCGAGGCGAAGAAGGCCGCCTGGGCGATGGAGCAGGATGCCCAGGGCACCTTCCAGCAATATTCGCTCCAGTCGGAGGCCGATTACTGGGCGGCCGCGCTGAAGATGACGAACCTCAGCGCCAAGGACAAGCTGGCGATCGAACAGAAGTACCTCGCCGCCCGTCAGGCGCTGAAGAAGGACGAGATCGCCCAGCAGCTCGAGGCCTACCAGGAGGACCTCGATCACGCCGGCGCCAACTGGAACGCCAAGCTCGCGATCCTCCAGAAGGAACAGGCCTTCATCGTCCACATGTACGGCGCGGAAAGCGCCGAGGCGCGAAAGGCGGCCCAGGAGATCGTCAAGGCCGAGGAGGAAAAGAAGAAGCAGCTCGAGCAGATCAACGCCGAGATCGTCAAGGCCAAGCAGCAGGCGGCGCTCGCCGGCATCGACCAGGGACAGGCGGCGGCCGAGTTCGAGGTCGAGATGGGCCGGATGAGCAAGAACAAGCTGCTCGAGCTCGAAAAGCAGTTCGAAAACCAGCGCTATTCGATCGAACGCCAGGGCATCGAACAGCGGATCCAGCTGATGAAGCTCGACCCCGCGATGGACCCGGTCAAGCTCCAGCAGCTCTATACCCAGCTCGAGGCGCTCGACCAGCAGCACCAGGCCAAGCTCACCAAGATCGACCAGCAGGCGGTGCTCCAGCGCACCCAGATCGAGCGAACGGCGATCCAGCAGATCTCGTCCACCTGGGGCCAGAACATCGGCCAGATGCTCACGCTCCAGGAATCCTTCGCCCAGGGCGTCAAGAACATGTGGCAGGGGTTGGTCCAGGCGATCGGCAACGCGATCGGGTCGATCATCGAGCAGTGGCTGGAGCAGCAGCTCGCCGCGCTGATCCTCGGCAAATCGCAAACCCAAGCGACCAACGCCGCCAGCGTCGTAAGCTACGCCGGCGTCGCGGGCGCGGCAGGCGTCGCATCGATGGCCGCGGCGCCCTTCCCGATCGACCTCACCGCACCGGAATTTGGCGCGTCCATGTCGGCGCTGGCGCTGGGCTATGCGAGCCTCGCGAGCTTCGACGTCGGGGCCTGGGACCTCTCCAAGGACCAGCCGGCGATGGTCCACGCCGGCGAGATGATCATCCCGGCCAACCTCGCCGGCGGCATGCGCGAGCTGTTCAAGAACGCCGCGAACAGCAATTCGCCGGCGACCGCGGCGCACGAAGGCACGCTCAACTTCCACTATTCGCCGACGATCCACCATGGCGGCCGCGAGGACGTGGTCGAGGCGATCGAGAAGCAGGGCCGCGATTTTCGCCGCTACATGAAGCGCGAGTTCACCAACGGGAACTTGAGGCCGAAGAGCGTGGCGCTCGGCTGATGGCGAATCTCGTCACCGAGAGCTTCGACTGGTTCCCCGCCGGCCAGAATTCGACGGAACGCGCATTCCTGTGGGGCGCCAACAACTTCTTCTACCAGGCGAGCATCGCCGGGCAGGGACCCGCCGATGTCGTCACCGGACGCTTCGGCTATGGTCAGGCCGCCTACTTCAGCGCCAACGCCTCGGTGAACGGATTCAGCTACGTGATCCCGTTCGGCGCGCCGATCGTTACCGGCTTCATCGGCTGCGCGATGTTCATCTACCCGGCGAACACGTCGATGCCGCTGATCCAGCTGTTCGACTCGGTCAACAACACGTGCCAGGTCACGATCAGCTTCGAACCCAACGGCGTGATCAAGGCCTACCAGGGCAACGGGCGCGGCGGCCTGCTCTATGCCGCGAGCTACGCTGGCGTTTACCAGCAGGACGAATGGTTCCACGTCGAGATCAAGGGCACGATCGATGCGGTCTCCGGCTACGTCGAGGTCCGCATCAATACCGTCCCCGTGCTGTCGATCTCCGGCATCGACACGAAGGTCTCGGCGGTCACCGGCTTCGACTCGATCGTGATCGGTGACAACGCCTCGCACTGGAACGGCGCGACGCTCGCCGTTGCCTACGACGATCTCTTCGTTAACGATACGTCCGGCAGTTCCAACAACAGCTGGAGCGGCAACCTTCGTATCTTCGGCGCCTTCATGATCGCCAACGGAGCGACCGACAACTTCACGATCGGTGGCTCCTCCCCCGCGCCGACGAACTGGCAAAGCGTCCTCAACCAGGCGCTCGACGACACCAAATATGTCTATTCGTCGACTGTCGGCAATATCGACCTCTACGAGCCCAATCCGGTGGTCACCGGGCCGCTTGTGCGCGCGCTCCAGGTCCGCATGGCCCTTCGCCAGGACGATGCGACGCAACGCGTCGCGCGCGCGCAGCTGAGGATCGGCACTACGGTCTATTCCGGGGTTGTCGACCAGTACACCAACCAGACCTACACCCTCTACAAGGAGCGCTGGAACCTCAGCCCGGCGACGGGGGTCACGTTCACCGGCTCCGAAGTCAACGGCCTGCAGGCAGGCGTGAAGGTCCAGGCGTGACGTGGCCGGTCAGCTTCGCGCTCCGCTCGTCGTCACCGAGGCGCTCGCCGAGGCGACAGCATCGCTTCGCGCTCCACTGGTCACGATCGAGGCAAGCTCGGAAGGCGCGCCCAGGCTTCGCGGCTCGCTGGTCACGATCGACGCCCTGTCCGAGGGCAATCGCAATCTTCGCGTCGCGCTCATGTTCATCGAGGCCCTCGTGCCCGTGCCACCGGAGGGCCATGTGAGCACCGAGCTGTTCCCCGGATCGCTGGGCTCGCCGACGGCGCTCCCGGGCCTTGCGTTCGTGATCCACAAGCGCCCGCGGTTCTCGACCGCGGTCTATCCGGGATCCAGCGGCGTCAGTGTCCGCCGTGCGATGATGCAGTACCCGATCTGGGAATTCGAGCTGACCTTCGAGTTCCTGCGCGACAACGACGCGATCAACAGCAACGAATATCGCACATTGTGCGGTTTCTTCCTGTCGCGCCAGGGCGGCTTCGACACCTTCCTCTTGAAGGACCCCGACGACTACCAGGTGACCGGCGGCTCGCTCGGCACCGGCGACGGCACCACCACCCAATTCCCGTTCCTGCGCAGCTTCGGCGGCTTCGAGGAACTCGTCGGCCAGGTCGACAACGGCAATCCCATCCACATCTACGACAACGGCGTGCTGAAGACGCTCGGCACCGATTACACGATCGCGCTGCCGAACCAGCTGATCTTCACGGTCGCGCCAGCGGCGGGCCATGCGATCACGGCCGATTTCCAGTTCTTCTTCAACTGCCGGTTCCAGGAGGACGTCGCCGACTTCGACAAGTTCGCCGACAAGTTCTGGGAGCTGCAGAAGATCGTGCTCGAGACGGTGATCCAGTGAGGCGGCTGCTGACGCCTCAGCCGGGCTTCACGCTCGCCGACTGCAACGCGCTCCTCGCCAGCAAGCAGTTCGTCACAGCCCAGTGCTTCACGATCGTTCCGACGCAAGGCGCGATCGTCCGCCTGACCGATCTCCAGGGCGATGTCTCAATCGTCGGCTGGAACGATGTCAACCGCTACACCTACTTTTCGAAGCAGGCGGTGATCATCGGTCTCAAGTCGCGATCGAGCATCGGCTCCTCCGTCGACGATCAGGATATCGAGATCGACTATTCCGACGATGCGCTGTTCCAGGGCTGGAAGTCGTGGCCGGAATCGCTGCTGCTCGGCCGCCTGGACGGCGCCAGGATCATGCGCGACGTGGCGTTCGCGCCCTCGTTCGGCGCCTCCTGGGTCGGCGTCGGGCGCATGTTCTCCGGCGGCGATCCGGAGCTCGACAAGGTCGGCCGGACGTCGGCCAAGCTCAAGGTCAATTCGGACCTGTCACGGCTCAATATCCAGATGCCCCGCGACGTTTACGCCAAGTCGTGCCGCAACGTCTTCGGCGACGCCCGCTGCGGGATCGACCTCAATTCGCTGGCGGTGCTGGGCACGGTCGGCGCTGGCGCAACGCGCGATACGATTCCCTGGACCGGAGCGTCGGCCGGCTTCGCGTTCGGCAAGATCCACATTTCGAACGGCGACAGCGTCACCCGCGTGCGCACGATTCAGCGGGCCGACGGCGCCAACCTCTATCTTCGCTATCCGCTCGACTTCGACCCCGGTTCCGGCCTCAGCTTCACCGCCTACCCGGGCTGCTCGCGCCTTTCGACCGGCGCCAATGGCTGCCAGACCTACTGGAGCACAAACTGGCCGCAGCATTTTGCCGGCTGCCCGTTCACCCCGGTCGCGGAAACGGCGCTCTAGTCCTCATGGCCGACGAAATGGCGCAACGCGCCGCGGTCGTCGCCGCGGCCAGGAGCTGGCTTGGAACGCCGTTCAAACATGCGGCCGCGGCCAAGGGATCGGGCATCGACTGCGCGCACCTGCTGCTCGAATCCTACGTCGAAGCGGGGCTGGTCGAGCGCTTCGATCCGGACTTCTATCCGGCCGACTGGCACATGCACCGTAACGAGGAGCGCTTCCTCGAGGCGATTGAGCGCTATGCGCAGCGGCTCGACGACAGCGAAGCACCCATCGCCGAGCGCGGACCGGATTTCCACGTGCTCCCGGGAAACGTCCTGATCTGGAAGCATGGCCGCACGTTCAGCCACGGCGCGATCGTCTCCCTCTGGCCGATGATCATCCACGCCTCGGCGCCGGCCCGCTGCTGCCTCGAGGAGTCGGTCATGGGCCACGAGACCGAGTTCAAGGCCTGCCGCGTCTATTCCGTCTGGGGAAGCTGAAGTGAGCTTCCTCTTCGGGCACCACAAGAGCGTCAAGCCCGACTATACCGGCCTCGCGCTCCAGACGAGCAGCTCGGCGGTGCCGATCGCCATCGGCTACGGGCTCAACCGCGTCGCCCCGAACATCGTCTGGCAGGGAGATTTCAAGGCCCACAAGCAGACCCAGGGCGGCAAGGGCTTCGGCGGGACCGTCACCGGTTACAAATATTCCGGGTCCTACGTGCTGTCGCTCGGCTGGGGCCCGAGCGGCGGCGTCATCAACACCTGGAAGGACCAGAGCAAGACGGCGGGCTATTCGAGCCTCGGCTTCACCTTCATCGCCGGGAACGTGCCGCAGAGCCCGTGGGGCTATCTCACGACCGCTCATCCCAGCCAGGCGATCGGTTACGCCGGGCTCATCCTCATGTGCGTCCCGAACCTCGATCTCGGCGGTTCCAACACACTCCCCCAGTTCAGCTTCGAAACGAAATGGCCGCTCTACAACACCGCGCCGGGCGGCAAGGGCGACGCGGACCCCGCGCAGTGCATCGATTCCTTCCTCAACAGCAACCTCTACGGCGCGCTGATCGGCTTCCCGATGCAAGTCGACCTGCTGTTTTCGACCGGGGCGGCGCCGACCACGGGCGACAATGCCTTTCAGACCTACTGCAAGGCGCTCGGGTTTGGCTTTTCGCCGCTTCAGGACAGCCAGGAAACGGCGAAGGACATCCTCACTCGCTGGACGACGATCTTCAATGCCGACCTGGGTTGGACGGGCTACAGCATGTCGATCCTGTGCCGCGGCGCCGACACGGTTACCGGCAATGGCGTCACCTACCTGCCCGACAACACGCTGGAGTTCGCGCTCACCGACGCCAACGGCGACTTCATCTACTCGAGCGGCCAGGACCCGGTCCGGCTGCAGCGAGCGCGCCGCTCGACGCTGCCGAACTACGGCTATCTCGAGATCACCAACCGCGAGAACGACTACAATACCGAGCCGGCCAACTGGTTCGACCAGGGCCTCATCGACGAGTTCGGGCCCAATCCCGACAACAGCTTCACCGCGCACGAGATCTGCGAACCCTCGATCGGGGCGGTCTGCGCCACGCTCTACGGCCAGCGGCTGTGCTACACGCCCAACCAGTTCGAGTTCACGACCGGGCCAGGCTTCATGGCCTATGTCGTCGGGTCCAAAGGCACGATCGACGATCCCAAGTTCGGCGTCCAAACGGTCCGCGTCGTCGACATGGAAGAGCAGGACGACGGCAGCTTTTCCGTCCTTGCCGAGGAATATGACGGCGCGGTGAGCTCTGTCTCGAGCCCAAGCCAGGAGCCGAGCGTCACGACGCCGGTCAATACGGAAGTCGCGGCCGCGGCAGTCAACACGCCGATCATCTTCGAACCGCCATCGACGCTCGCCGGATCGACGGCGCAGGTCTGGATGGCGGTGAGTGCCGGGCCTTCGGGCGCTTTCGATCCAAACTGGGGCGGCTGCTTAGTCTACCTCAGTTCGGACGGGGTCAGCTTCGGCGAACCTGTCGGCGAGATCGATTTCGCCTCGCGCATGGGTGTGCTCTCCGGCAGCCTCGCGAGCTACGGCGGCACCAACCCGGACACGACCCACAGCGTCAACGTCGACCTGACTGAAAGCGACGGCGAGCTCCTTGGCGTCAGCGCGGCCGACGCGGCGGCGTTCGCCACGCTGAGCATCATCAAGGATGCTGGTGGCGCAGTCGAGTTCCTGAGCTTCCGCGATGCGACGCTGGTCAGCGGGAATGTCTATACGGTCGGCGGCCAGCTCTATCGCGGGCTCTATGGAAGCGCGGCCGGGGCACATGTCGCTGGCGCGGCGTTCGCTCGGCTCGACGACAACATCTTCAAGTTCGAGCTGCCCGTCGGCGACATCGGCCGGACGATCTACGTCAAGCTCCAGAGCTTCAACATCTTCGGCGGCGGCGTCCAGGACCTCTCGACCTGCACGGTCTACAGCTACACCCCGGCCGGCACCGGCTACGGCGGCGGAGCTGGCGGCGTCCCCACGACGCCGGCGGGGCTTTCGGCGACGCCTTCGGGCAACGGCAACGTGCTCGGCTGGACGGCCAATCCGGCGAGCGACAACGTGACCGGCTACCTGATCTTCCGCGCGAACGGCTCCGGCGCTTCGTTCGGATCGGCATCGCAGATCGGCGCTTCCGGCTCGACCGCCTATACCGACGCGACCGCCGCGCCGGGGGCGGCCTACACCTATTTCATCGAGGCGAAGAACGCGGTTGGCCCCAGCACGAACTCGGCGGGCGTGAGCGTCACGACGGCGCAACCGAACCCACAGAGCAACGGCATCACCGCCAGCGTCAATCTCACCGCCGGGCAGATCGTCAACATCTTCAGCTCCGGCGGCGCGGCCAAGGTGCAGCCCGCGGACGTCGCCGACGACAGCAAGCCGGCCGACGGGTTCGTGCTCGCGTCTGTTACGGCGGGCAATCCGGCGACGGTCTACGGGGTCGGCTCGGTGATCACGGGTTTGTCGGCGCTGACGCCGGGCGCGACCTATTGGCTCGCAGCGTCAGGCGGCCTGACCGCGACACTGCCGACGTCGGGCTGGGCTCAGCTCATCGGCAAGGCGCTGAGCGCCACCACACTCCTCTTCGATCCACAGCAGGGTAATCTCCTATGATCCTTCGTCGCCTCACCGCTCTTCTTCTCGCGATCTCGCTGCTCAACGCCTCGGCGTTCGCCGCCGACCGCAAGCCGATCGTGCTCGGCGCCAGCGGGCAGCAGCAGCAGATCCAGAGCGGCGACACGCTGTCGGTGCCGAATGCCAAGGTGACGAGCATTTCCGGGTCGACCCAATGCGTCCAGGCGAGCAGCACGGGGCTGCTCTCGGGAACGGGCGCGGGATGCGGAGGGACCGGAACGGTCACGACCACCGGCACTCCTGCAAGCGGCAACCTTGCGAAATTCTCTGGCGCGACCTCGATCACGAACGGCGACCTCTCCGGCGACGTGACGACCAGCGGCACGCTGGCGACCACGCTCGCGAACAGCGGCGTAACTGCGGGCAGCTACACCAGCGCCAACATCACCGTCGATGCGAAAGGACGCGTGACGGCAGCCGCGAACGGTGGCGGAAGTGGCGGCGATCTAGGGGTTCTCCACGTCTATGATGAGCGCCCAGGAGGATTCAGCGGCGGCAATTCCATTTTAAATACATGGACGCCTCGCCTGCTGAATACGGTCGAATCGAACACGATCAGCGGAGCGAGCTACGTCAACAGCACCGTGACGATCAGCATCGCCGCCCCGGCGGTGATCACCTGGAATGCGCACGGGCTATCGGTTGGTGAAGCCGTCCAATTCACGACCACAGGCGCGCTCCCGACGGGCCTGAGCACCTACACCAACTATTATGTCGTCTCGACCACAACCAATACGTTCACCGTGGCGACTGCGCCTGGCGGATCGGCGGTAGCAACTTCCGGCACCCAGTCTGGCACCCATACCGCCTACACTGGCCTCATCTCGCTGCCAGCTGGAACCTACGACCTTCGGGCGCGCGAGCCGTTCGACAGCAACAACATCAGCTCGGCAGCAAAGGTCCGGTTGTACAATGTCACTGCCGGATCGGTTATCTCGAATGGCACAACCGAATGGTCGGGGTCCGGCTACAACGTCGAGCAGGAGCTGTGGGTGCAGACGCGGTTCACCCTGTCAGGGACGAGCCTCATTCGAATGGAACAGATCACGACCGACGGCCATGGTAGCGGCTTTGGCGTCAACGGGGCAATCGTTGGCACGACCAACCACTACGGGGACATTTTCATTCGGCGCGTGAGCTAGCGCGCGGATGGTGCCTGCTAGTGCGAAGGCCACTGGAGCCGCCGCGATTGCTGCCAACCATGGAAGTCCTGCGAGATAGGCTACGATGGCCGTGCATGAAGCCGCCTGCATCGCGACCGCGATCGCGACGCACAGTCTGTCCTGCCTGGAATAGGCCAGCGCCAACGAGAGCACGTCGGCAAGGAAGAAATAGCGCTCCATCATCTTCGGCAAGAGGAATGGCAGTGCGATCGAGGATAGCAGAGCAACCAGCAGCAGGTCCCTACGCCGCATCGCGGCAATGGCCGCTGCCGCGGCTGCGGCGAGCGCATAGCCGATGGGGAAAAGAGCTGGGTATGCGATTCTGAAGGCTCGCGGGATCGCCCAGAGATTTGGCGCGTCGCCGACAAACGCGAACCGCGGCTGCTTCAGATAGATCGACAGGAGATCGTCTAGCGGCCACCCCGCCGCGGCCGCCGGCGCAACCGAGAGGAGGAAAATCAGCGGCGGGATCAGGAGCGCCGCCCACGCGCGGCGCTGAATGACAATCATGGCGCAGAAAGGCGCGAGAAACGCCGCCTGCGCCTTGAAGGCAAACGCAGCGCCAGCCCATGCGGCCATGGCGATCGGTCGCTCTTGGATCGCGCACGCGACAGCAAGCAGGCAGCAACCGGTCCAGAAAGCATCGCACTGTCCGAGCACCGGCCCATTGAGGATCGCGGATGGGAGTAGCAGCGCGAGCAACGCCGCGCCCGTTGGCTCAACGCTCAGCGTGCCGGCAAGCTTCGCTGAAGCCCACGCGAGCCAACCGACTCCGGCGATCGCCAGCAGCTTGATCGTCCAGATGTCTGGCAAGCCAAATGTCGAAAAGAGGGCCAACAGGTAAAGGTACGGCGGAGAATAGTTGCTGAAGGGGCTGCTGAAGACACGGACTGCCCCGAGTGCTTGGATGTGATGCAGCCAGGGAAACAGAAAGAGATGAAGGTCCGGCGCAGGGAAGAGGCTGAGCGGCGCGTAGATCGCCAGAATGCCACATAGGATCGTGGCGAAATCTCTCCACGCCGGCTTCGGCTTAGCCGCCATCAAAACGGCGTCTGTTTCGCTTTGTCGGCCGCCCGCTGCCGCTCCTCCAGCGTCAGCGCCTCGTCCGTCTGGATGAGGACCAGGCCGCGCTCCACCGTGCGGTTGATCGATCGATATTCGACACGGTAGCCGGGCCGCGCCCAGACGACGATCCGCGCCGGCACTGCGATGCTCTCGATGTCCTCCGACGATCTCCGGTCTTCGCTGGGCTTGCCGAACTTGGCCGTGAGCTGGGCGACGATGAAGTCGGCATGATTATAGTCGAGCGTCGCGACGCTGAGCGACGCCAGCCGTCCGCCGATCAGCCAATCGCCGGCCCAGTTGAAGCCCATGATAGTGGGCATGGCTTCGGGCGGGAAATAGATCATTCCGCGATCCACGCCAGCCTTGGGGAAATCGTCGTGCTCGACGCATTCGACGGGCTGGACCGACGTGTAAGGCGCGGGGCTGCCGTCCGCGTGCGGGTACGTCAGCTGCATCCGCTGGCATTCCGGGATCGTCAGCGGCGCTCCGAGTTGAAGCCCCAGGACGATGGGAAGCGCCGCCGCGGCCGCAATCGCTGTGAACATCACGCCCTCCTGCCCCGAGCGGGCGCGAAACTAACGCAAGTTTAACCGCGGAGCAAAGCTCCGCCGCTCCTCCGTCCCAATCAGAAACGATGCAGCCCGGCGCGTGGGAGCGCGTCCAGTGGGGAGATCCAGTCCATGACCAACTCATCGGCCGTGGCGCTGGGCGCCGCCTTTCTCTCGGGTTCCGGCCTTCCCTGGGCCGGCAAGATGCTGAAGCGGCTGTTCTTCGGCAATGTCGAGCATGCCGAGCATGTCGCGGATGCCGAAGCGCGGCGCGAGGCGGCCGAGCTCGAGCGCCTGGTCGCCGAGATCGCGCGCCTCAGCCTCGAGCGCAAGGACCGCGAGGCCCTCGTCGACCTCCTCCGCCACGAGCTCGACAAGGCGCTGGTCCGCGGGAACGCCACCCTCACCATGGCGCGGATCCTGCTGTTCGCGGTCGACCAGGAGCCGAAGCCGTCGCCGGCCATGATCGCCGCGCGCGAGCAGGCGCGGGCCGTGATCAACGCGGCGGACGAACAGATGCAGCGCGGGAACTGAGATGAATCGCAAGCCCGACCACGACACGCTGCGCGGAACCGGCGCGGCGCTGCGCCAGGCCTTTGCCGATAGCCCGGCGGGCGACGTGCACCTTGGCGCCCGGGCCGCCGAGGCGGACTTCGCGGCCTTGCGGGCGCAGCTCAACAATCCGCCGCCGCAATACGCCGGAAAGGGCCACCCATGATCAAGGATTATCCGGCAATCCTGGCGTTCGTCCTCCAGGACGAGGGAGGCTGGGTAAACGACCCACAAGACCCGGGCGGCGCGACCAATGCCGGCATCACCCAGGCCGTCTACGACCGCTATCGCCAAGGCCTCGGCCTTCCGCTCCAGTCGGTGGCCTCGATCTCGGCTGCGGAAGAGAGCGCCATCTATGGCCAGCAATATTGGGCGCCGATCCAGGGCGACAGCCTGCCGGCCGGGGTCGACTATGCCATCCTCGACTTCGCGGTGAACAGCGGCGTAACGCGCGCCGCCAAGCACCTGCAGACGGTCCTTGGCGTTGCCGCCGACGGCTTCATCGGCCCGGCGACGCTCGCCGCAGCTAATGCCCGCGATCCGATCGATTTGCTCGACGCCATTTGCGACGATCGGGAAGCCTATCTCGAGCAGCTCCCGACATTCCCGCACTTCGGCAAGGGCTGGATCGCCCGCGTCGGCCGCGTCGAAGCCCGCGCGAAGGAGATGGCGGCATGAACCGCTGGGCGGCGTTCTTCCGCTGGCTGGGGTCGCCGTTCCGCGCGATCGCCAGTTGGTTTCCGTTCGGTTTCGCCGGGCGGCAGACGCTCATCTACCTGATCTTCGCCGGCGCCGGACCCGCGCTCACATTGCTCGTCATCTGGGCGATGCAGCAGGCGCTCGCGGCCAAGCTGACCGACGTCTTCAAGTCGCTCGCGCAGGAGGTGTCGCTCGCGCATCTGATCGTGGTGATCGGCCTCGCCATGTTCGTCGCGATCCGGTCCCTGAAGATCGGGCCGGACGGGCTCGAGGCTCAGGGAGACGCCCAGGCGGCGGCGACGCAAACCGACGCCGGCGAAGGGAACGGCAATGCTGGCGGCTAGGCTCGCGCTCGCGGCGCTTCTCGGCGCGGCGATCATGGCCGCGCTCGACCGTTTCGACCGGCCCCCGCCAATGCCGCTCGTGCGCGCCGCCTTCCCCATCTGTGAGGGAAACCCGGCGCCCGATGGCGATGATGCCGCGCCCGGCGCGATCGATCCCGGACAGGCGCCGCAATTCGATCCCGACGCGCCAGAGCTCGCGAAGCCCTCATCGATAGCCTGAAAGGCAAATTCCCATGCTGCACACCGTCCTCGCCATTCTGGCAGTGCTCTGCTTTGCCGGAGCTGCTGCGGGCGTTCCCTCGCGCGTCAACCTCGAGCCGCTGGGCCTGCTGTTCCTGACGCTGCTCCTGGTGATTCCCGCGTGACCGGCCTCGTCGCCGGCATTGGCTTCCGGGCCATTGCCGGAACCCTGCTCGGGAAAGCCGCCGGCATGGGCAAGGGCCTTCTCACCTGGCTCGGCAGCCTCGATGCGAAGGACCTGGTTGCACTCGCGCTCGCGCTGTTCGCCCTGTGGCAGACGTTTGGCCGCTGGTCCCAGCACCGGCATACCGTGAAGGTCGAGACGCAGCTGTCTGCCGCCGTCGGACAGTTGAATGCCGCGCGCGCCGACCTCGCGGCTTCGCAGGCGAACGAAGCGAAGCTCCGGCAAGCGATCGCGGCGCAGAATGCGTCGATCGAAGCCCTGTCCGCGAAGTCGGCCCAACAGCAGCAGATCGCTGCCAAGGCCCTGGGAGCGGCCACAGAGCGCGTCCAGGACGCGGAGGCGTCATCGGCTAGGTTGAGGGCCAGCGCTGCTCAGCGAGGCTCCAGCGCAGCCACAGGGCCTGTCTGCGAGCCGAATGAGGCCGTGAAGGAGCAATGGCAGTGAACGATCCCGTCACGATCGGCGCGCTGCTGCGCGCGCTTGGCGGCATCATCGCCGTCATCGTCATCATTACCGGTGTCGGCTGGTGGTTCGCCGGAAGCATGTCGGACGCGCCCGAGGAGGGCGATGCCGCCGGGCGCCAGGGATGTTCGATCGCCATCGTCGGCATCATCCTGCTCGCGCTCATGCTCGCGGCGTGCGGCGATCAGCATCCGGCGACGCCCAGCGACCGGATCGTCTACGTCGACAAGCCGGTTGCCGTTCAGCCGATCAAGGCGAGCGACATTCCCCCGCTTCCCGCGCAGCTCGGCCCGCGCCCGGCGGATGCGCGCGACGGCGAGGCCGTGGCACTTGCCGGCCGCTGCGACGCGATCGCGTTCGTCATCAAGGCGTGGCCGCTGCTGCTCGTCGCCGCCGGGCTGCCGCCCGCTTCGGCTCCTGATTTTCCCGAATGCGACAAGAAGGGACGTTGAACATGCGCGTGATCGATCTCGCCGATTTAGCCGCCGGTGGTGCGCTCCTCGCGCTCGCTATGGGGATGCCGGCCTGTGGCTCGCCGGCCGCTGCCGCATCGCCGACAATTGTCTATTCCTCGGCGGTCCTGTGCCGCGACGGGTCGACCGCGACGAGCTCGGCCCAATGCCCGATCTATGGCCTATCGGGCTGGACCGCGACCGCCGGCAACAGCGAGATTTTCACGATCCAGCGCACCCGCGCGCCGACTGCGGTGACGGTGACGTTCCGGACCCAGGACGGAAGCGCCAAGGCCGGACCCGATTACGACGCCACGGCCATTTCGGTATCGCTGCCGGCCGGCATTCTCACCCAGACGGTTCATGTGCCGACGCACGTCGACATGGCCGCACTCGGGAAGACACTCACCTTCGGCTCCAGCATCTATTTGAACGGCACATTGCTCAATAACGCCGGCGCGAACATCGTCCAGCCCGCTGGCCAGACGTGCCCCGACGGCCAGGTGATCCTTGCTTCGCAGACCTGCGCCGTTCCGCCGCCGCCGCCGGCTCCGACCACCCAGACATGTCCGGACGGGACGGTCATCGCGACCACCCTGCCTTGCCCGCCGCCGCTTCGGCGCACGGATATCACCGCGGTATCGCCCGGCGCGGACAGCGCGGACGGCACCAACCAGGCGATTGGCGGCCTGCCGTTCATCCCTTCCGAGTTCGACTTCAATCAGACGGTCGGCAGCTTCTCGGTCCCGGCGAGCGCGGCGCCCGACGTGGTGGGAGCGTTCCGGTTCCTTTGCGGTCCGGGCCAGATCCTTCCCGACGATCCGGTGGTCTATCCCGGCCGGCCGGGGGCGAGCCACCTTCACCAGTTCTACGGCAACACTAGCGTCAACGCCTCGACCTACACCTATGCGAGCCTTCGCGCCGGCGGCCAATCGACGTGCATGACGGGCGGCGACGGGCCTGCGCCCAACCGCTCCGGCTACTGGGTGCCGCTGATGCTCGACGGCAAGGGCAATGCCGTCCGGCCGGATTATGTCGCGATCTATTACAAGCGCCTGCCGGCCAACAGCCCGTTCGTCGATCCCGCCAACCCGCGCTTCCAGGGCATTGCGGTTCCCATCCCCAACGGGCTCGACTTCATCTTCGGCTTCAACATGCTTGCGACGACGGTCTCGACCGCGACCGCTGGCGCCCATTACTGGAACTGCACGGGGCCAACGGCGACGCAGGGCCATTACCCGACGATCGACGATGCGATGGCGCACTGCCCGACGACGCCGAATGCGGCCGGGGTCTACAACCAGCTGCTCGGCGAGCTCGATGCGCCGGATTGCTGGGACGG